TCATCTGTAGGTTGATGTGATAAATCTCCAAACTCATTCATCACAGTATTAATAACTGCCATCCAAGGTGAGTTAGGATTTTCTGCTTCACGCTCTTGCATATCTTCCATGATTTCTTTAGCTCTTTCCAAAGTACATGACTTATCCTTTAACTCATCTGTTAATCTTTTAATTTCTGTGCTAACTTGTTGGCTCCTAGTAGGTGCTTTAAAGTCCTCAGACTCATCTTCTCCCATATGACCAAGTTCATACAAACCTGCAAGTTTTAAAACACATCTTGATAATGCTCTTTTTTCACAAATTTCCATTACATACCATGATGAGGTAGAACCATCACCTTTAGTTGTTGGCACTTTTCCTCTCTTAGCAGAACCAAATGTTTCGACTGTAGTGTTACCCATAATTCCAGTTGCCTTGACACATGCAAATTCTGGCTCACAGACAATAACCTCATAGCTTATTTTTATTTCACACCCTCTCTGTACCTTCTCAATGCCACTTCGTGTCAAAATAGTGTAATGAGCGTGTTTGAATGTATCTTCTGTTTCTAATCCGAACTTTTTATAGAGTGTGTTCAACCTCTCTCTTTTTGTAGCCATAGCCACTCCTCTCTAGTTAAAATTTAGGTATAAATTCCTCACCATTTCTGATAAGTTTTTTTAAATGTTTGATTCTCATATTGTGCTTGTTTGCATCTTCATCCCTGTCCTCAAACATAGCATCAAAATACTTGTCTTGCTCTTGTTTTAATTTAGTGCTAACACACTCTAATAATTCATCATTAAATCCGATAATCATTTGATACCCTATTTGCCAAATTGACCAATATAATCCCACAATCCTTGATAAAACATTTCTGGATACTCATCTTTAAAACGAATTTTATCTTCTTTTGTAAGTGTATTACCATTCTTGTATCTGCCACTTCTTAGAGTAGCAGAGTCCAAGTCTGGATATTCACCTAGCTTATAATAATAAGTAATGCTAGATAAATCAATTTGGTCAATTAAATTATGCATTAGCAACCTCTTCTATCTGGTAGCCTTCGCCATCAGTATCATCATCTTCATCAAGACAATGCCATTCAAAATGTATCGCAGGACATCCTTTAACTTGACCAGAGTAAATATTCATTAGTGCTTCCCAGATAGGAACTGGTGGACACCATGCAGTTTGAAATATGTACATTCCTACTTTGTCATCAAATCTTTGAAACTCAGTATGACAAGAATTCCATTTTGTACCCCAGTTTTTCCAAGACCAATCGTACCAATTATTTTTACCATGCAATTCTTTTTCCTTTCTACCAAGATTGCCTCTGAAAATATTTTTTGGCATAGGTTCAATTTTTTCAAAATCAAAAGGGTTATCTTCACTTTCAATTTGCTTAATAAACTTAGATAAATCTTTAGCAGATTTAGCAGTTACAGTTACTTCATTAGTTGTCCAGTTTGGCATATTATTCTCCTTTAAATATTTGTTTAAATGAATTTGTTACAGGCTTATAGTTGTCTACAAATTCTTTAATATTGTGACTGAAATCATCAATAGAAATGTCATCTTTGTCAGAAAGATCTTTATTGTCTACAAAATTATTCATCTCATCTGGTGATGGGTCGTTTTGCTCATCAAAAAAACCATCCTCAGTCATTTGTATATGTAAGTCACTCATCCTACCCATAATATCCTCCTTTTGGTTGTTGGTTTTCTTTATCCCACTCATTGCAAGTTACAATTGCATTTTCAGTAGCCTCAAGTACATCATCTGAGAAATCCCAAATTTCTCCAGACATTTCAAATTGATTTACCCAAGCCTCAGACTTCAATGATTGTATAAAGTCATTGAGAACCTTAATACTTTGCCTTTCATGGGGTGGTAGTAGATATAGTTCACGAGTTAAGTCGTGTTCAAATATTGAATAAACACACTCATTTTTATCTTGCTTGTCATAATAAGCGTTTAATAATGATTGATTGTATGACATATTATTTCCTCTGGTTAATTAATATTATACACTTTCGGTAATAGATAAACGAGAATCGAAATCAAAAGATTCTTGTGGCATATTAGGTGGAAAGTCTTGTCCTATATGGCATAGTATATGTTCTATTACTGGCACACAAAAGCCATTTCCTAGCATCTTTAGTCTTTGGGTATTGCTTATAGTACCATCACCTATAGTCCAATCTTCACAACCTTGTAAGCGTTCTGCTTCTCTTACAGTTAGCTTTCTCACAGTAGGGTGTTCATAGACCATAAAGTTTGGCTTAGTTTCTAAGCAATTACTCTTGTGCTTCATATTTCGCCCTCTTCGTGTCTTAGAGTTCGGAAAGGTGTAATCAAAGGCATCACCATTTTCTATGTCTGTATAGCCTTTTTTCGTAGCCTCTGGCACTCTCAAAACTACATTGTCTTTCTCAACTGTAGTAAGTGTATTAGTTTTGCCATCATCACGAATCTCTAATTGTTGGACATATTTAGCATCTGGGTTTTTATCATCCCTAAAACCTTGCTCGTTAATCTTACGACCTCTCCAAGCACCACATTTAATTTCATAGAGTCCAGTTTTTCCACCTTGTCCACCACCATTAGCAGTTAAGCATTTAGATTTTTGGTCAATTGAATAAACTCTAGTAGCTTGTGCAGGTTTATTGCCTACATAACCTAAAACTCCAGTAGTGTTTCCGTTTGGCTTGTAGTATGGTTCACGATATATGATTTCAGACTCAACATTTGGCTCCAATATGTCCTTTAACATAATGCCCTTGTCCTCTGGTTGAGTAATGTGAAAGTTTGCCCAGAAACATCTTTTTCTTGATTGAGCAGACACTAATGAAGCATCAATTTCAACATGCTTAACACCAATAATATTGTCTAACAATTCTAGCCATTCAGTTTTCATTCTGACATTTTCAAATATCCAATACTTTGGCTTTACTTTTTTCATTAACTCTAAGGCAGGTATTAATAAACCAGAGCGTTCATCTTCTAGTCCTAATCTTTTGCCAGAATTACTAAAGCCTTGGCATGGTGAACCAAGAACCATCAAATCACATTCGCCAATGTCATCAACATTAGCATCCATAATGTCACCCATGTGTTCCATATTAGGAAAATTAAATGATGTTAAATCAATAGCATGTTTGTCAATCTCAAAACTTTTATATGACTTAATTTTTACTTTCTGATTTATTAAAGCAATCATAAGTCCTTCCATTCCACCAAAGCAAGATACAACTCTGATTCCATCTGGGTACATTTCGTTAAGTAAATTATTCATTAGCTATTTGCCTTAAAAAGACGAACTGCCATTGACTCTGAACAAACAAATTTATCATTAGTTTTGATGTCTTGTATAACAAAAGGTTTTTTTCTTGCTCGTTTTTTAAAACCAACTAATTTAAATTTTCTACCTGATTCAGTAGCAACAATAGAAGCATCAAGATTAAAAGCATATGGACTTGTTTGTCTATAGTCTAATTCTGCTTCTAACGATTTTTCTTCTTCCGTTTTAGCATTAGATAAAGATATCCTAAAACCCGTAAACTTAAATGAGTCATCATCATAAGTTGCGTTGCCTAATTCAAATTTTAAATTGTTATCTTCCATGATGTCAGACAATGAGTCTTTGATTATTTGACGAACTTGTTTAATAGTTTCTGGGTTTATCTCTGTAATGTTATATTTAGTTTTCATTTTATCCTCTAGGTTAGTCCAACAAAATGTTGGGTTGTATTTATTATAGAGAATGTTTTTAATAATTGCAACCTAAAGTGTATAACATTTTAAAACACGATTTGTTTTTTAGGTTTGGTAAACGCTCTTAGGGGGTTTTAAAGAATGATCGTTTTGGTCAAATAATGGTCCATATGGTTGTTGTCTATATGAGAATCGTTATTATTATCATTATCATTTGAATTTAAGATCCTGGGAGCATTGTAAAAATCCAGGTTGTAAAGTTGTTGTAAAAATTGATAACAAATACAGGTTAATTTATTGAGTGTGTCAAAAGTGTATATTTCGATCGAAGGTTCTTTTTTTCGTGTATATTAATTAGTGTCAATTTTGACAATTTTTAAAGGAATAAAATTATGGATGAATTAACACTAAAATTTTTAAAGAGTTTTGTTGATAACAAATTGAATCAGACAAGATGTACCGACCCTTTTATGTGGTCAAGGGTTCATGACTATATTACAAAACAACTAAACCAATTAAAGGAGGTAAAAAAATGATATATGAAGAACTAACAGAGTCACAAATGCATCACACCTTAATGAGTGATGAATATGCAAACTGGACATATGAACAGGCACAGGGCATAGTTGACTTTTTTATGGACATGTATGGTGATGATGAAAATTATCAATGGGATGTCGTTGCCATTCGTTGTGAGTTCTCTGGCTATGAAAGCATAGAAGAGGCAGAGGATAATTACATACTTGATGAAGATGAATCACTAGAGGAAGTGACACTAGTGATTTTTTGTGATGATGGTCATGTAGTTGTACAAGATTATTAATAATAAGGAGATAAATAAAATGCATATAAATAATTTAAATTATAGAGATAGAGATTTCTTGAAGTCTTTAATTGTGGCTAGTCAAGAAGTAATCATTAATCAATATCAACACCATATAAATCAATTTGAAAATATTGATTCTGAGTTGTTTGAAAAATTGGCTAATGTTGACTTAACAATAAAGTACCAATCACCACAAGGTGTGTCCATTGGCTATGATAAAAAAATGGATGCATTGACTCAAGATTTTTGTAATTTACTAGAGAGAATAAAAAGACAAGGAGAACATTCTGGTTATCTTGATATGTGTGGTCACTTAGTTGTGAATGAGTTAGTTGACCCTTATGAAATTAGAGATGTCATGGACATGTATGGCATAGATGCTCATGAACTAAAAGAACAGGTTTTTGATTACTGTGAAGACGAAAGAACAACAGACTATTTTAAAGAGTTGTATATTGAAATGGACTTGTCTTGTTCATGGTGTGAAGAGGAATTTGACGACTCTGGAGTTTGTCAGAATACTGAGTGTGATGAGTGTGATGATGCCTATCTTTCAGAAGAGCAAATTGAAGAAAAATATGGCGATAATTAAATAACTAACAAGGAGAAAAGAACCCCCTTTATTGGGGGTTTTTTTTGGTCTACAAAATATGCCAAAATTGAGATTATTAAAAAGACATAGCAATATAAGCCTAAATAACAAAGTACCGAAATATCTAAAATATGGAAATATTAGAGCATATTACAAATATAGTATTACATCTATTTAATTTATAAGCTAAACTCTAAAGTATCACTTCAACCGATAAACAAAAGCCTTTCTTTACAGAGGCTTTTTTATTATCTCTAACCTAATTAATAACTAAATAATTAACTCTTCTAATATCTAAAATTTGATAGCTTAAATGATGGCAGCCAATCAGATAATTATGTCAATTAATTTAAGATCGGTATTAAAGGAAATAATAAAAAGATTGAAAAATATTTATTATCCGACATTTTTATTTTTATATTTTCATTTGTAATTTTTATCATTATTGTCATAAAAATATTGAATAACCTAGTAATTTAGTAAAGTATTATGTGTTTCTTGTCAGTAAAGTTTATTTCCCCTGGATCAATTGATAATGATAATCATTCGCATTAGAGGGGCCATACCCCCTACAAAATTAAAATTTGTCTTAGACTATAACCCCAGACACAAAAAACAGAATTTCAAAAAAATTTGACTTTTAACACTATAAACTATGTCAGAAAAGAAAAAAAGAGGTAATCCTAACTTTTATAAAGGAATGCCATCTTTAAATCCTGCAGGAAAACCTAAAGGTACGATGAATAAATATGCTGCTCTCTCAAGAGAACTTATGAATGAGAACGCAGTAGAAATTGTAGCTACAGTTCTGCAAAAAGCTAAAGATGGAGATGTGCATTGTTTAAAAATGTGCATGGATAGAATATTACCTGTACAAAAAGCTATAGATCCGAATAGAACAAAAAATGATGCCCAAGTTATTATTAATGTTGCTTCTATAGAGTCTATAAAACAAAAAGCTAGTGAATATGACGAGGCTAAGTTAGTAGAGCCAGAAGAAAAGACTGACGATGAAATAATTGTTAATGTAGCAAAAAATGGCTGAACTAAATATTGATTTGCATCCTGCTCAGTTGCAAATATTTAATTCTAAAAAGAGATTTAAGATTGTAGCTGCTGGCAGACGATTTGGCAAGTCTTATTTGTCTGCTTGGATGTTACTCATTAATGCTATACAGTCTGAATCTAAAGATGTGTTTTATATTGGGCCTACTTTTCAACAAGCCAAAGATATTATGTGGGCAATGTTAAAAGACTTAGGTAAAGACCTCATAGCACAAGCACACGAAAACACAGCAGTTCTTACACTAATTAATGGTCGCAAAATATATCTAAAGGGAAGTGATCGGCCAGATACACTTCGCGGTGTGGGCCTGGCATTTTGTGTACTTGATGAATATGCCTCAATGAAACCACAAGTCTGGGAACAAATCATAAGACCTACGCTTTCAGATGTGCAAGGCGGTGCTTTATTTATTGGAACTCCTGCTGGTAAGAATCATTTTTACGATTTGTATCGAGATGCGTTTGAAGATGAAGATTGGGATGCGTTTCAGTTTACATCAACCGATAATCCGTTTATACCAGAAACTGAAATTAAGGCTGCCAGTAAAACGATGTCATCTATGTCATTTAGGCAAGAATTTGAGGCATCTTTTGAAACTAACTCTGGCGGCATATTTAAAGAAGAATGGTTTGAGAAATCTGAGGAGCCAGAAGAAGGCTCGTATGTTATAGCAGTAGATCCTGCTGGTTTTGAGTCTATCGAAAAAGAACGAAATCTAAAAAGATCGAGATTGGACGAAACAGCGATTGCAATTGTTAAAATAGATCGTGATAAGTGGTGGGTCAAAGACATACTACATGGTCGTTGGAATGTAAAAGAAACCGCCAAAAAAATTCTTTCATCTGCTATGAAGGTAGAATCAGCTACTGTAGGTATTGAAACAGGGTCGTTGCGTAACGCTATATTACCTTACTTGGAAGATGAAATGCGTATAGCAGGAAGATGGGTAACTATTATAGAATTACGCCATGGTGGAAAAAAGAAAACAGAACGCATTACTTGGGCATTACAAGGAAGAATGGAACATGGTCAAGTTACTTTTAATGATAAAAAAGATTGGAAAGAGTTTCTCGGTCAGCTTAATGATTTTCCAAATCACTTAGCACATGATGACCAACTCGATGCTTTAGCCTATATAGATCAGGTGAGTGTAGCAGACTTTGCACACAGCATTGAATTAGCTGATGATTGGGAGGCTTTAGATAATGTCGCTGGATATTAAAAGCATATTTGAAGAAGATATGACAGAGCAAGAAATGATAGAGTTGCTGCAATATAGTGCGGATGATACAACTTTAGCAGAAAGATACATTGTTGCTTGTCAAATTATTAGTAATTTAACAAAAGATATACCTGATGACATAACTGAGAGAGAAGAGATGGTAGATTTGACAATTTGTAAAATGCTAGTAGATGGTTTAATAGAAGTACAAGAAGTAAACAGATCAATTCATTAAATGATAATAATTATCAATTGCATCTAATGATAAAAACTGTTAAAATCGGCTACTATAACTGGAGAACTCGATGAAACAATGAATAATCAAGAAAACAAATATCAAGCACTAGCAAGTTGGTTAAGTTATCGTCTTGAGGGGTGGAGAACTCACAGAAATATTAATTACATTCCAATGTGGGATGAATATTATAGATTATGGCGTGGTATTTGGTCTGCTGAAGATAAAACTAGAGCAAATGAGAGATCCAGGCTCATTTCTCCCGCATTACAACAGGCAGTTGAATCATCTGTTGCTGAATTAGAAGAGGCAACTTTTGGCAGGGGAAAATGGTTTGATATACAAGACGATTATTTAGACCAGGATCCTAGTGATGCTGAATATGTGCGTAATTTATTGCAAGAAGATTTAGAAAAAACAGGTTGTAAAGATGCAATTTGTGAAGTTTTCTTAAATAGTGCTATATATGGCACAGGTATTGGCAAGATTGTTGTTAAACAAAAGATAGAGCGGGCCCCAGCAGAGGTTCCAATTGAAGGAACAATGGCTACAACTCGTACTGTTGTTGAATACCCAGCTATTGATGTTCATGTTGAGCCTATATCACCTAAAGAATTCTTAATTGATCCATCAGCTAACTCAATTGACGATGCTTTAGGCGTTGCTCACGAAGTTATTAAGCCTAGATACCATGTTGTAGAAGGAATACGCTCTGGCATTTATAGAGATGTACCTCTTGATGGTGATTATGAGTCAGTTAAATTCGGTTATGACCCAGAAACTAAACAAGCAGACGAATCTGAC